TCACGCCGTCCAACAAGTTGCTCCGGCGGATCGAGGCGCAGGGCGTGTCTCCGATGATGGTGTTGCACTCGTTCTCCACCTCAGCGCCGAACATGAGTGGTCTTGCGTTCGTGGCTGCCGAATTGCTTAAAGCGGGCGGCGCGGCGTGCGATGAGGATGATGTCTACTGCGCGATGATAACCAACCGAGCGCACATGGAAAGCTACGTCAAGGCGCTTGGCGAGGCCGTTAGCCCGAGCGTGGCAGACGCAAAAAATCCCGAGGCCCCGGCGGTGAAGGCGAAGCCGAAGGCAGCGGCGAAGGCGCGCCGACCGAGGGCATAAACTGGGATGCGATGTATCTCATAGCACGCGAATGGGGAATTGCACCGGATCAATTTTGGAGCATGACCTTTTCGGAGTGGCTTTGCGAATACGAATGGAAGCGGCCACGCCAAGAGGGTGACTACGCGGGCAAGCTGACCCGAGGCGCGATTGAAGAGATAAGGGCGGGCTTAGATGGTTGGGATTCCTGACATCCTCGTAAACATCGGGGCGAACATTGGGCCGCTAAGCGAGAGCTTGAAGAAAGCGGGAGTTGCGGTCGCCGCGTTCGGGGCAACGGTCGGCGCGTTTGCAATTCAAAGCGCGGCGGCGGCTGTTGAGATGCAGGACCTCGCCAACGCGGCGGGCGCGAGCTTGCGCGAGTTTCAGCGCGCCGCCGCTGGCGCTCGGTCTCTTGGCATTGAAAACGAAAAGCTGTCGGACATTTTCCGAGACGTCAACGACAAGATCGGCGATTTCACAGCGACCGGCGGCGGCGAGCTTAAAGACTTTTTTGAGAAAATCGCGCCGCAGGTTGGGGTTACGGCGGATCAATTCAAGAACCTTTCAGGCCCGCAATCGTTGCAGCTATTCGTTAGCACGCTCGAAAAGGCCAACGTGTCATCTAAGGAAATGACGTTTTATCTTGAGGCTATTGCTTCGGATGCGTCGCTTCTAACGCCACTCCTAAAGAACAACGGCGCGGAGTTTGCGCGCCTCGGGGATCAGGTTGAGCGCTACGGCCTTGCGAGCGAAGACACGGCGGCAAGCGGGCGCGAATTTCGTGCGGCCATGGCGCAGCTTGGCAGTGCGGTCGCGGCTGTTGGCGTGGCCTTGGTGGATAGCGGAATGATTGACGCGATGGCGGCGTTTATCAAGCACGTCGCCGACTTTATCGGCCTAACCGCTGCGCCATTTGTGGCCGACCTAGCGTTTGCAATGTTCGGGGTTTCGCGCGCGGCGGATGACGTGGTTCGCGCGATGGGCGATGAAATCCGCCAGACCACGGAGCTAAACAAGGCGCTAAACGGCGGCATCACCATGTCGGTTGAGGCGGCGCGTCAGAAGCTTCTTGAGGCGCGATCTCGCCTTGAAAACGTGCAGGCAATAATCAAGGAGCAAAAGGCGCTTGCGCTTTCCGGCGAATCTTTTGCGTCGCTAACGAAACAGATCAAGGACTCGCAGAGCGCTGAGGCCGCGCTTCGGGGTGGGCGCGACAGCGCGTCAAAGGCGCTTTCCGCTTCCTATGAGGAGCAAGGCCTTCTCACGGTTGACCTGCTAAATAAGCGCCAAGCCCTTTTAGAAACTGACACGCGCCTTTCGGAGGCGCAGTTGGTTGCGGCGGATAGCGTGAAGATCTTGACCGAGGCGCTTGCGGCGCAGCGTGACGGCATGGTCACGACAGGCGGCGGCACGGGCATCACGCCGACCGACCCGGCGACAGGCGGGGAAGCCCCTGAAGTCGGCGGGACGTTCTCAACCACGGATACAGCCACAACGCCCGACCAAATTGGCGAGGGCATGGCGCTACGGCTGGAGGCTCTAAAGGCGGGCTTTGACGCTGAAAACGCTTTCACGGATCAATACTATCTCACAAGCGAAGCCGCGGCCAAGGCGCACGAGGACAATCTCGCAGCGACACGCGCCGCTGGTCAAAGCACAGCGATCACGCAAGCGGCAAAGACGGCCAGCGGGATGCTTGGCGCTATGGCCACGCTGTTTAACGGGTCCAAGCCAATCGCGGTAGCGCAGGCGTTGGTCAACACCTTCCTCGGCGTGACGGAGGCGCTGAAGCTACCGTTCCCCCAAAACATCGCAGCGGCGGCTGTTGTGGCAGCGCAGGGCATGGCGGCGATCAAAACCATTATGAGCGCATCGCCAAGCGGGGGTGGAGCAGCGACGGGCAGCGCGGCGGCATCGGGCGCGGCAACGGCTGCAAAGAAAGAACCGGACCGCACGCAAACCTTCAGCTTCAACATCCAAAACGACAGCATGGGGTTCGGCGAATCGTTCGCTCGCCAGATGGTCGAGCAGCTTAACAACGCCCAGCGCAACGGCGGGACAATTCGCGGGGTTATCGCATGACGCTCTCAACCACGGGCTACACCCTCGGCAGCAATGAGCCACTGACTAACGCGCGCATTCTCTACAGCACCGTCACCGGCGCGGTCACGGGCAGCGGAGCGACGCCGGAGCTTGCGGCAAACGACTACACGTTCCAACGGTGGGTTCCGGGCACTGGCGCGGTTTCGTGGCTGCTGACGCTTGGCGCGGCGGCGAACATTGACACGGTGTTCATCGCGGCGCATTCACTCAGCGGAAAGACGGTCGTGATCGCCACGAGTAGCAGCGCGACCGGGGCGTTTACAGACCGCGCAACGATTTCGCCAGCGGACAACGGCACCATTGCGGCCATGATCTCGCAATCAACTGGGAACCCCATTTCAACTCGCCGCCTACGCATTTCGGTCGATGATGGCGATGATGTTACGGTTGGCATTATCCGCGCGGGCGTGGCGCTGCAACTGACGCAGGCATTTTACGCGGGGCATACGCCAACATCTATCAACCGCGTCACGCAGGCTAAACAGCAATTCAGCGAGACCGGTCAATGGCTGGGGCGGCAGCTTATGCGCCAAGCGGTGACAGGCTCCTACTCGTGGGAACATCTGCGCATCGGGTGGTATCGCACCTATTTCGAGCCGTTCGCCAAGACATTGCCGCTCTATCCGTTCGGGATCATCGGCAACCCAGCGCGGTTCTCGGATGATGTGGCGTGGTGCTGGACGGACAGCGACGTCGCGCCGGAGACGATGGGAGTCAACGATTACGTAAGCGTATCGCTTGCGGTCACGGGCGTGCTCTAATGTCGTTCGCAACGCAGCCCATCCAGGTTATCGAGATTGTGCAGCCGCTTTGCAGCCGCGTGTTTGGCACGTCTCCGTGCGATGCGACCGGCGACAAGTGTTGGAATACCGACGCAACGTGCAAGTTCCGCTCGGCGCTCAACCTCACGGCGTCGCTTGCGCTGCGGTTCGTTCCAATGGGATCTTACGAGTGGCGCACTGAGGCGGGCGCCTTTCAGCCTGCGACGGCTATACCGACGCTGATGGGGTATCAGACCGCGCCGACCGTGCTGAACGTCGCAAGCGGATCGCGGAATAAAGGCCCGCTTGGCCTGCGCGCGGTATGCAGCGTCAAGCTAAAGGACAGCCCGAGCAACGACTTCGAGACCGATCCTTACGTGGCGGACCGCAGCTATGACCCGGCCGCGCAAGGCTCCTTTTGGTCTAAGTGGCTTTCGCGCAATCCGTTTCATGTCGGGTATATCCTGCGCATCTACGAGGGCAACCTTGGCGATACGCTGGCCGAAATGATAAAGCGCGAATACCTCATAGAAAAAATCGACGCAGGCCGCGACGGCGTGAGCATCACCGCAAAGGATGCGCTGCGCAAAGTCACAGATACCGGCATCACCGCGCCGCTGTTGTCGCCGGGCGCGCTTGCATCGGACATTGACGCCAGCGTGACAACGCTTGACGTGGCGGGCGCCGTTGTCGCCGATTATCCCGCGACGGGGTGGGTGCGGATCGGGTCGGAGCTTATCCAATACACGGGCCGGTCGCTGGTCGATAGCAACGTGCGGATCACCGGGCTAACCCGTGCGGCTCTAAACACCGAGGCCGCAAGCCACAAGCAGAACGGGCGCGTGCAGACGGTGGTGGCGTATGTCGCCGAGCCGTTCTCAGACATCCTCTATGACCTGCTGGTGACGCGCGGTGGCATCGATGCGGCCTACGTCGACGCGAGCGCGTGGGACGCTGAATACGCGCTATGGCGAAGCGCTTATCAATTCACGGCTTACATTACGGAGCCGACCAAGATCGACGATCTCGCCGGTGAGGTTTGCCTGCAAGCAATGGCGAACGTGTGGTGGGATGAGCGCGTCCAAAAGATCATCCTCAAAGCACAGCGCCCCGACTTCGCTCCCTCAACGCTGACCGACGAGGGGCATATCCTGGCCGGGTCGTTTGCCATCAAGGAAAAGCCGGAGGAGCGCGCCTCGCAGGTGTTTGTCTATTACGGCCTTCGCAGTCCCATCGCCAGCATAACCGACAAAGGTTCATATGAGCGGGCGCAGGTTGCCATCGACGTTGACAAGCAGGGGCAGTATGGCGGCGAGCCTGCTATCCGCGAATTGTTTTGCCGGTTCATCCAGACCGACGCAATCGCGGCATCAACCGCATCAACATATTTGCAACGGTTCAAGGACGTGCGGCGCGAGGCGACGATGGAGCTTAGCGCACCGCAGGCCGGAACCTACTGGACGGGCGACTCTGTAAATGTTGAGCATTTCCTTGACGTTAAGTTCGACGGCTCAAAGCGTGCAGGGAATTGGCTGATTACATCGGCTCACTCCAGCGCGCCGGGAAGCCGCTACGCATACACGATGGAGGACAACGGGTCTATCGGCGTGCTATGGTTGTGGCAAGAAAGCGACATAACGCCGTTTGCT